GTTTTTGTTGGATTGTTTACGTGTCCATTGCCATATTATTAGTGAATCAAATACGCATGACGGTTAATCTGAAACGCGCCTTACGTAATAGGACGTGGGATAGGATGAGATCCGACTTCTATTCAGTAGTGACTTTAGTCATGGCTGAGAAGAAAATGTTTTTGACGATTAGTGTATTGATTCCGGTTGTTTATGTGTTGCTACGAATCACGCGAAAAAAGAAGAAGAGCGATGTTTTTACAGAGTCTACTCTGTTCAGGCTTGACTCTGAGTACAACAAACCACTGAATGACTTTGAGGAAGAAATGGCGTGTGATAGAGCAAATAAGCAACAAAAAGGATCGCTTCCGGGAGCTTGGTTCGTTAAATCCCAAGATAGACTACCTATTCATACAGGAGATGCTAAGTCTCTTGAACTGAAGGTGGCTAGAAATACTCGTCTTATGAAAGTGATGAATAATGGTAGTAAGTCTTTAATATTGGGTTTAACTGGTAATATCGCGTTGGTTAACACGCACTTGTTGGGAAAAAATGATGGTATGGATCTACACGTTCGAGTAGCTGTGAGTCATTCATCCGCTATTGACGAGAATTTTTACGAAGCTCTTATTAATGCTAAGCATAGAGTCGATTTGGGAAATGATATATCGATTATTAAGATAGCTCGTATGCAATTTTCGGACATAGTTAAACATTTTACGGATGAAACTATTAAAGTTACTTCTGGTCAGGTAGATTTCCAGCGCGTCTTTTTACGTACACTTGATTCAGTGACCGCCGACTATCCCAATGTCGGACCTGTGGAGGTGAAGGAAGCCTTGGTCTATGAATTACAACGTCACATGAAAGGTAAGTGTGGCACTCCAATTATCGCCGATTATGGAAATAGAGCTTTTGTTGCTGGTATTCATTTCTCTGCTCGTACTCATGGTACTCAGAGTTTTGGTACACCAGTTCGCTACTCTATTATTAAGAATGCGATAGAACAATTGAAAGAGGACATCATGCTTCCAATATTAGCAGTAACTCAGGCTTCATACGAGTTAGGCATGCCCCATATGAGGAGTCCTTTCAGGTTTGAGAATCTAAACAATTTGAAATATCTTGGATCGGATGGATCAATAGTGACAAGGGCTAAGAGTTCATTCGAGAGAAATCAACTTGCCGATGAGTATCATGAAATATTGAAGCGAGGAGGACTCAAGAAAACAATGGAGTTTACACTACCTTTGTTGGAGAAAAAGAGATTAGAAGATGGATCCTATTTGAACCCGTTTGTTTTGAACTTAAAGAAGATGAACGCTCGTAAGTATGCATTGGATTATAGTAAATTGGAGAAATGTGTTTCATTCTATGTCAATCATATCGTTACAGAATTGAAGGAGGGCGATGAACCACGTTGTAATCCGATTCCTTTTGAAGAGGCAATAAATGGAGCTGCAGTTGACGAATATATAAGGAGAATAAATGCCTCTACTGGAGCTGGATATGGCCTTCAAGGAAAGAAATTTTTACATCTTCCAATAGCTGCCCATAATGATTCGACTATCATACGAGAACCGACCAATGAGATAAAGGCTAGGATTTTGAAGAAAATCGTAGACTATACTAAGGACGAATCGGAAGGGGCCATTTTTGGTGCGAAGCTGAAGGACGAACCAAGATCAGTGGAGAAAGTTGCGAAAGGAAAAACCCGTATGTTTTTTCCTTCTCCTTTGGATCTTCTGGTAGTATCTCGCACCGTACTGTCGCCTTTCTTTAGTTCGATGATGCGTCATCCCGATGCCTTTAGATCAAAAGTAGGTATTAATATGTTTACCGAGGGCCATGAGTTTAGGGAGACATTGTTCAAATTCGCTAGAGATAACGGAGTGGAAGAACCATTTATGTGCGGTTTCGAAGGGGATTATGGAGGTTTTGATACCTCTATGCCTTTTGAGATTGGACATGCAGCAGCTTCTGTAGTATATCAAGTGTGTAAGTCAATGGGTTACAATGATAGAGCACTGAAGATAGTAGCTGGTGTATTAAATGATAATTTATTTCCCGTCGTCGAAGTGAATGGAGATGTCTTTGTAGTTCCAGGTTTAATGACTAGTGGTTCTTATGGAACTGCCGAATTTAATTGTATTCGTAATGTAATTTTAATGTTATACTTTTTTGAACATCATCCGAACTTGAATTTGCAGGATTTCTTTACGTATACGTGCATATACACGTATGGAGATGATGTTGTTGGGGCTATTGCTCCTAAAATTAGTAAGATATTTAATTGCGTTACTTATTCAATTTATTGCGAAGATGTTTTCGGGATGGAGTTCACTTCATCCACTAAAACCGCAGTTCGTGATCCATTTATCAGTTTGCATGGAGTGTCATTTCTAAAGAGGAAATTTGTTTTACATCCCGAACTTGGAAGATATATGGCTCTACTCGATGAGAACTCATTATTCCGTATGATTGAATGGATTGGTTCGTCAAAAAGTGTCTCTCAAGTGGAACAGGTTGAATCTATCCTTAGTTCGTTATTGTACGAACTAG